GATTCTATAGCAACAATTGCTTTAACTAATAAACATACGCTAGCACTATCACAGGTGATGGTTTATGTTAATAGTGATCGGCAACAGGCTATGGCTTTGTTAGATTACCATTTGTTAAAACAAAGGAATTTACCACCAGTGGTTTGTCCAGTCGAGGAAGGAGTTAGAAGATATCAGTGTTCTTTAAAGAATTTTGATCCAGATGCCAAATCTACGTTGGGTTGTTTTATGCAACCAATTTATCACATGGCTTTTGCCCCAGATAGAACTATTTCTAGTGATGAAGCAGCGATTGTTGGCAGATTGGAGAGTGTCCAACCAGCAGAGTTAAGAGTCACAGGTTTATTACGGAAAACGATGCTTGCGTTTGTTGAGAGAGTTATTCCAGATAAGGATAAACATAGTCTACATCCAGTAGATTATGAGTACCTTATGGAGAAACAACCAAAAACCGAACAACGTCGTAAACTGTATGATTCAGCCTATGAGCTCTTAGATAGAGTGTTGAAATCCTTTATTAAAGCTGAGGCTTATAACAAACCTTCCCCACCAAGAATTATCACTACCATAAATTCACAAGATAAACGTGATTATAGTGCAATATTATATTCATTTGATACTGTAATGAAGAAATTACCATGGTATGCATTTGGAAAAACTCCTATACAGGTGTCAGAAATGGTTGCCAAAGTGCTTGAACGAGCTAATTGGGCAACAAACTCTGATTTCTCTAGATTTGATGGTCATGTGTCCAACATTATCAGAGAGTTAGAAAGGATGACGCTATTACGAGCTTTCCATGCTAGCCACGCTGCAAAGATCATTGAATTACATAAAGCACAATATGGGTTACGTGGAATCACATCCTTTGGCATCAGATATGATGCCTTATTTGCTAGGTCTTCTGGTTCGCCAGAAACTTCTGCATTTAATAGTCTTGATAACGCATTTGTTGCATTCTTGGCTTTTAAATTGACGAAAGATTCAGCAGGTAATTATTTGAGTGATGATGAAGCGTATGCTAGATTGGGCCTATATGGTGGTGATGATGGGTTAACAGCGGATATTATGCCAATTAATTATGTCAAAGCAGCTACCATGGTGGGACAAGTACTCACCGTGGAAACTGTTAAGAGATATTCACTTGGTATAAAATTCTTAGCTCGTATTTATGGGCCAGGTATATGGGACGGTGATTTGTCAAGTTGTTGTGATATTCCTAGACAAATTGGTAAGTTCCATACGACCCATAATATGCCAGCAAATGTTACGCCTGCTATGAAACTCAAAGAGAAGACCCGCAGCACCTTGTTAATGGATGCCAATACCCCCATTATAGGAGAATTATGTCAGAGGATTGCTCAGTTAACTCACATTGAAGCTGAAATAGATCCACGTGTACAATCAATGCAGTCTTGGTGGTCAAGATACCCAAAGGAAGAACAATATCGAAACACTGCAAGTGACTGGATGGAAGATTAC